TCTTAACATCGGCCCCCGACGCGTCGTTAAATAAAACAGTAATTATGTAATGAATCAAAGAACTAAATACTTACGAACTAGCATTCCTCACTAACTCATACCAATCATAGTACTCACTGAGTTTATTTCGTAAATTGGAATTTGTTAATTCGCGTATATCTTGCTTAATGTAGAGATCACCTTGCTGCACAAAACCGTTTTTGACTATTTGTTTTAATACACGCCTAATGACCCTCCTCTGTTGAATTACTTTCTTTTGATTTTCCTTTTTTGAATTATTATTATTGGGACGTATATTTAATGGTTGCTCAAAATATTTTTGAAATTTTGACAAATATGTAGTCACCGACGACGGTAATTTATGGAGGGGGACTATCTCACGCGCGGTATATCCGTCTGCATGAGTAGTGTCATATAATAGAGAAACAATAAGGGGTGCATCTTTCATAAATTTTATGTGATGAGGTTTGAACTTTCCTTCTACAAACGCTGTATAGTAATCACCACCCCGTTTGTGACCAGACATGAGCATTTCCCTGCCGGTAACTCGGCATATCAAAGCAAGTTCCTCTATTTGTTTCTCGGTTGTTATAGTACCTTTTCTTATACCACGCTTTATCGTCTCAAATATGTTTGACCGCGCTAAATAATCCTTATTCTTAATTTTCATTATTTTATTGACTTTGGCTTCGAGAACCCTCCCATTCATAATTCGCTTTATCATATTTTTTGTCGCGTCTGTGGGTGGATACGCCTTGATGTCATTCTTACTAAACTTGTTCCGGGTCAGTGGAGATGTGAAGAACGGATCGTTATTTTTTCGTACTTCCCGGCGGCGCGACACTGGGAGAGTTTCAGCTGATTCAATTAACTTATTAAGAAATCGACGATCCCACACCTGTTTAATCTTACCATTTTTCGCCAAATCCGTTAAGAGGAAGACCCTCTTATTTTTGGGAATTTTATTCTTTTTAGATTCCGCCATATTACTATTTAACCATGAAACCACGTTTTTGTTTGAGTTTGAGTTTGAGTTATTGTTTTTGTTCTTGTTTTTGTTTTTGTTTTCAAGATTATTCAACATTTTTTGATACTTCGAAACATTCACGGCTTTCGGTTTCCTACCCGGACTTTGGGGTCCACCACCATATATTCTATGGATTAAATTATTCAAATTTCGTGCCTCGCGGCTAAGCCCGTTATTGTTTGAGTTATTGTTTGAGTTTGAGCTGTTGTATGCATAATTCCTAGTAAGACCAGGTCCATTTTGTCCATATAATCGCGCACGATTATCGGCCATTCTTGATATACCCTGACATTTTATTACTCTTCCTCATCTTCCGAACCCAACATTCGTTTCACCTCATCATATACAACACTCAAGAGTGCCACTTTATACGCGAGAAATCCAACAAATGTAGCCCCGTAATCAAAATCAAACGCGAAAGGTGCGCTATTCCACATGGCTTCAAATACAGCGGTCCCAATCGGTGCGAATAACTGTTTTTGAAATAGCGATTTTTCAATGTTATCGACGTGTCTCTCCAACAGGGATATGTACACGAATGAAGACAGCACACCCAAAGACGCAGAAACTCCCTGTTCAGCACCTTGTGTGATGAAATACATGGTCGTAAGTGCGCTACCATATCCAAGCGTCGCACGATTTATCCTCTTTTTGAGTTTACCGTAATCTGTTTTTGGTTCAGATGTAGCTCTCACGACCGCATTATGAATAACCCACATTTATTAGGTTACCGCACGTATTCCTTAACCGACATAAAGATTGAGACCGTATTTATGATATAATGTTTTCCGAACTTCGGGTGAAGAGACTCGTTCAACATGCTATTGTTCCAACTCGGGGTTCTGCTCATGCTGTTGGATATGATTTATATAGTGTGGAAGATTGCAGTATTCCACATGGTGGCCGCCTTCTTGTCGGGACAGGGATCGCAGTTGTTTTGCCAATGAAGGTCTATGGACGCGTCGCCCCGAGATCGGGTCTCACTGTGAAGCATGGCATCCACGTGGGTGCGGGTGTGATTGACACGGATTATACGGGTGAAATTAAGGTCGCTCTTTTTAATCTCGGTGATGCGCCGTTTGAGATTAAGAAGGGAGACAGAATCGCACAACTCATCTTGGAAAGGTGTGAAACGCCGTATGTTAGGGAAATCACCGAAATATCGGAGACGGAACGTGGTTCTGGGGGTTTTGGGTCTACGGGTGTTTAATATTTACTGCGCTCGTCAAAAAACCACATCATCTCTTCGGTGGGCATGAACAGAATATTTTTTTGCATCGTCATCCATAACTGTGCTTGGTTTATATTTGGGTAACTCCAAAGAAGCCATCTTTCCCAGTACCCCGCACGAAAGGGATCTTCCCAGTTCTCTTCCGTGCTGGTAACCGCGTAGAGCATACCCCTGTGTATTTCATAAGGATCTGTTTCTAGTCGTAGTTCTCTTGGTATTTGCGCCCCCTTTTCAAGAAGATGTGTACGCATTACGCACGGATCTCTATGATCTGTGTAATCTGGAGACTCGGGAGACCCTATGTCGAATGTCTTCTTATTTGGGAGCTTCACTCTATATTTACGTGTTGCTACCGGACTCTGTGTGACAACGACGTGCATATACCATAGTTAATTATTAGTTTCTCGTTTTTTTAACACGATATTTTTCCTAAGTCGCGTGGATTGGTCTTGATATTAAGTTAAAATGCTGAATCTCATTAAACATAGTGTCGGTACGAATGGCCCCCTGTTGGTAGAATACAATGGGCGCGTTCTATCCGAACCGTGTATGATCATAACAGAAAAGCACACGAATAATATGATTAAAAGACTTGAAAATCTTAAAATCAATCACATAGAACAGACATCAGATCGTTCGTTTTCTGTATCCTTCAAGTAATGTAATCCATATAAAAATACATCCCGTATATTTGCCATGTACTCGTATAGATCTCTCGACGACATTCTCATCAAAGTGGGTGAGAATGCAAAAGAAAACGACGCGCTCACGCAATCGAGTTTCCCAAATGAATGGTGGATCCATGTCGATGGGGAGGCGGGTTCGCATGTTATCGTATGTTGTGAAGATAACATCTTACCACGCGAAACCAAAAGAGATGCAGCAATGCTCGCGGTGTTCCATAGTAAAATGACCAAATCACGCATCGCGCGCGTGAATATAGTGCGAGTGAATCAAGTATTGAAGTGTGATAGAATTAAGAATCACGGTCAGGTGTATCTCGATGGACAGGTAAATCAACTCACAGTGTTCCCGAACAAAGAAAAACCCCGCTTAGAGAGACTACGAGCAAATAGAAATAAGAATGGACAGAATTAAGAAAATAAACGATCACGTAAATCCACGTAATTTGTCACTCGATGAAATAGCGAAGCATAACATAGAAAAGGACTGTTGGGTCATAATACGAGACAAGGTATACGACCTAACTACATTTTTACCCGATCACCCCGGTGGTAAGAAGGCTATCATGTTATTTGCCGGTAAGGATGCCACGGAAGAGTTTGATATGCTCCACCCTCCAAATGTTCTCACAAAGTACCTGTCTCCAGATGTAGTTCTCGGCCCGGTTAAAAAATAGACGCGATATTTCACAATGGGAAACATATGGAAATTGGTACGTAATCCTGATAGATCCATATGTTTGGCGCACATATACGAAGAAGAACCGACAATCATAGAAATAACACCGACACGCCGTGTATTAAATGAATTGATATGGGGGTTCATAAAAATGTTGTTTGTGGTGCAACTTTTGGTCGTTATGGCATTTGCAGAAACAATCGTGTTTCCGGTGGTTCCAATAACAACTTTGGCTTTTTCTGGAGGTGTCTTGGCTACAGGGAATGGCGAATATACACAAATAGGTGTGTTGATACATAAATTACACTCTGTGATTGTCATGATATATTCGATTATATTCAAAGATGTGTGTATGTTCTTCATATCCGCTACGTATTTAGTAACCTATACCATTTACTTTATTTCATTAAGCTGTAGTTAACGTCTACCACTCGTAGATGCGCGTTTACTATTCTTGCGTCTTAGTTCATTTCTGAGGGCGCTTACATCTTTTTTTAACAAGCGGTTGAGATAACGTACAATATTTGGTTTTAGTTCAGGGTAGTTGGAAGGGCATTTTAAGACATTTTCACCGGTTTTTATCCTATTATTTAATTCGTTAATCATGTTTTGGGAACATATGATGCTTAAATATTCCTTTTTCGTGTCATTAAGTTCTTTTAGTTTGTTCTTCAGTTTATCTCTTAATTTTATACCATTTTTGTAAGTGTTGGATGTTTTACTTTTAGCTTTTTCCAATCTACTGTTTACCTTGTGTATTTCATATTTCAATTTTTCAATGCCATTATTAGCAGCTGCCAATCGTTTGACCGTATTTGTAACTTCATTATTGCTCAGGGATCTCGGAGACATATACATTATAGAAACATAAAGATTTAACACGAGTGTAATTCATGAGTCTTCAAATTAAGAAGCTATATCCCGATGCTACCATACCAACGAGAACATCACCGGGATCGGTAGGTTATGATTTATATAGTATGGAGGAAATCGTAGTTCCTCCGATGGAACGAGCATTCGTGAGCACTGGTGTGTGCGCGTGTCTACCACCGGGTGTGTACGGTAGAATCGCACCGAGATCTGGTCTCACACTCAAGCACGGCATACAAACTGGTGCTGGAGTTATTGACCCTGATTTTACTGGTGAATTGAAGGTTATCCTATTTAATCACGGGAGTGAACCGTTCGTCATTAAACAGGGGAATCGTATCGCCCAAATGATTTTAGAGCGATGTGAAACACCGCTCATAGAGGAGGTAACTGAATTAAAATCAACGCAACGCGGGGAACGTGGGTTTGGTTCTTCTGGGAATTAATTCGAGAATGCAATTCCGGCCATGCCATCTTTTATGCGTAATATGTTGTAGTTAACCGCATATACTCGATATAAACCTTCTCTGGCATCGGACTTTGGAGATTGAATGGTCAATTTCGCATTGTCGATTCGAGAGAAATTAAGGCTGCCACTTGGTTGCGAGCGGTTCATGGTAAGGCAGAAAGGCCACGAGAACAATGGAAGTGCATCGAGCGAAGATGGTGCGAGACTCGACGCATGCATTTCATGGACGACGTTGTGGTGGAAGGTATTGGACATGTTTTCGAAGAGCGCCAAACCATTGATGTAAAGGGACGCCTTGTCGAAGCTGTAATCACTCACCCAACCGGTACCGGACACATTGGATGTGGTCAAGTGGAGGGATTGCACTGGGTGATTGAAATACGTAAGATCAATCGATGTATCAGTCTTGGTGACTGGCTGGAATTGCGTTTGGGTAATGAGAAGTTCGTGTTCTTGAGACGTGAAATGTTCACGCTCGGCAGTGTCCAAATAGGCATACATACCATAAATCTTTGGCGCCGCACTCAAGTTACCCAAACCCGAGCGGCACTTGATTCGCAATTCAACATCATGATATTGGAGTCCAACGAGGGGGAGGGACTTGGTCCAATCTTCACTGAAGAAGAATGGGATTATGTAATGATCCCCGGCGGACCCACCGACACCCTTCGCGTTATCGGCTACCTCAGCGGTAGTGACCGCACACGAAGCTTTCGATTGTCCCTCTCTGAGGATAACGTTGTGGACACCCTGCACATACAAGGAATCCATGCGGCAAACTTCTTGACCTCCAATGTGTAGGCTGAATTCAGTCACCGACGTATCATCCGTCGAGTGAAAAGCATCCGTGTTTACACCGACGTTGGAGACATTTGGGTGTTCGATCCACACGTAACTCAAAAGGTCACCCTTAGATCGAATTGGTACCACTACTTCACTTCCACCATTGAAAGTGCCGATGTAATCCATACGTTCGGGTTTGATAGCAAAGTTCGTGTAACGTTTGTAGTTCTGGCGCCAAAAACTCACTTGTGGTTCGCCGGTTATATAGGCATCCTGAGCCCCGACTGAAACGAGATCGACAAGTGCAGCTGACATAATTATTATTAAATGATATTAAAATTTTAGGTACATAACGAAGTATGGTTGTCTTTCAAGCACTCACCTGGGAGACGAAAGACACAGATGATGAGCACTTGATCAGCATCTTTGGAAAAACACATGAGGGTAAATCTGTGTGTGTCACAACTGCGTTCACACCTTATTTTTTTGTGAAGCTTCCAAGGAATGTCACTCAACAGAGGGTACAAATCATATACAACAAGATTGAGAAGGCGTGTCCTGGCTGTCTTTCCAGTTATAACACGATTCACCGCAAGGATGTCTGGGGGTTTCAGAATAATGAGCAATTTCCATACCTCCAGCTGTTCTTCAAGAACCTTGCTGCGAGACGAATGGTTGCTGGTAGATTAAGGCGACCTTTGCCAGATGAAACGATTAAACTCAAGATATATGAATCTAACTTGGATCCAGTTTTGCGACTTATGCATAGAACCGGTATTCAGTCAACTGGGTGGTTGGACAGTGGTGATGAGTGTTACTCCGCTCAC